CAAGATTTACCAATACCAGCAGGTGCCACAACAACACCAAGTTCTCCAGCACCTAAACCACCTTGCATCAACTCATTCATTATATCCCAAGGCGTTGGTGATGTAACTCTTGCTGTTTCTGAATATCTTTCTTCAATATCGACTAAATAGTCATGACCTAAGTTTCTTTCAACTCCAGCTTGCATAGCAGAATCTATAAGAGCTTTTATTTCATCAGTATCACCATCCACCTCTAATATTTGTGCTGATTGAATAACAGCATCTTTTAAAACTTGTGTTTTATGAAAATCTAATGCCTTATCCTTAATATATTCTAAATCATCAGCTTCCATACTCTTAAAAATCTCTTTTAGGGAGTCTTTTACGTTAACTTGAAGTAAATCTGATTCTATTTCCTTTATTTTGATTTTAAATACTTCCATAGTGATGGTTGTTTTATATTCGTTGTAATATTCACGAATTTCCTTAACAATCCATTTAAATCCATCATTAGTAATGTATTTTTCATCTAAAATATCGACTATTTGCTCTAAAAAAAGTTTATCGGAGATTAAACACACAATAAACTTTACTTGAAAACTATAACCGAACTCTGATATGTTTTTTGTCTTACTCATCTTTTATTTTTCCAATAATGGTCGAGGATATTGAACTCTGTTAGCCAATTATCAAAATTGGGTATTTGTCCCCATAATTTATCCTTTACAAACAAAGTTTGCAACTGATATTTTACTAAACTTGGTGCCATACCTCTGACCGAATCTCCTATTTTTAGTTTTGTCTGATTTTTGATATCAGGATCACTTAACTGCATTAGAAGATAGTTCCTTTTTATTATCATTTCGTTATTTTTAATCAAATTTGATATTCTAGTGTCTCTTGAGTTTGCCATATCTAAAAGGTCTTTTGTATTAAACGTTCTATCCTCTACTAATAAAGGAAACTCTTTTATTAAGGTCTTAACACCGATTCCTCTTACACCAGGTATCTCATCTGATTTATCTCCATCTATTACCCTACAAGTTAACACATTTTGCGGGTAAACTCCAAACTCTTTTTTCACTAATTCTCTATCATATAGTATTTTTTTAGTGGGTGAATAAAGTTTTACTCTGTCATCTACTAGCTGATAGAAATCTTTGTCTGAAGACATTATGGTAAACTTACTATCTTTAAGGACAACACCAGGAATGTAACTCATTATATCGTCTGCTTCTAAATTATCAATAGATACGATAGTTAGTGGAAGGCATTCTAAATATTCAACTAATCTCTTAAGTTGCATTCCCATACTTTCTCGTTCATTATGTGGACCTCCACCCCAATCAACGAGACGATTTAAACGACTTCTAATCTTACGACCAGCTTTATATTGTGGATATATCTTTTGTCGTGGTTTGGAAGAGTTCTTACCGTCAAACACAATAATACAACGAGTTGGTTTAAACTTGTTAATTGTGTATCTTATCGATTTTAAAAACCCCACCAAACCACCAACATGAGCACCATCTTCGTTTAAAGAAGGATTGACGCTGAAACTACGAATAAATGTATTGAAACCATCGACCAATAGAACATGGTCGTTTAAATTCTTAGTTTCAGGATTTATGTCAATCTCTTCTTTATACTCATAGAATCTTTTATTTAATAGATTCTTATTGGTACTACTCATCGGCAAACTCTGCCTCTGTTGTTACATCATCAATACCAAGTTGAGCAGAGTCATACTTTAGTATGATTTTTTCACAGATAGAGTCATAGATGTATTCTTGAGTTTCGACATCGGATATAAGAGCACCGAAGTCTTTGGATTGGAACTTATGTTCTTCTCCATTCTGGTCAACGAAAGTATACCAAGCACCAGCTTGTTTTACCAACTTGTGGTCTTTCATTACAGTTAACCAACTCCCATAATCATCAATACCTTTATCAAAGAAAAGTGGAAACTCAGCACTTCTCAAAGGTGGACCTAATCGGTTCTTGATTACTTGAGCTCTTATCTTGATACCAATTGTGTCTTTTTTGGTATCTTTTATTTGTCCCATATTCTTTAATCGAATACGAGTCGAGGCATGAAAAGGAAGAGCCTTACCACCAGAAGTAGTCCAAGGATCTCCAAACATCACACCTAATTTTTGTCTTAACTGATTAGTAAAAATTAAACAAACTTTTTGACGAGCAATCATTTGTGTAATCTTTCTCATAGCTTTAGACAGAACGATGGCTTTACTTGTAGCCCAACCATCTTTATCAAAGTCAGCATCCATCTCTACCTTAGTAGAAGCAGCAGCCAAACTATCAACTAATATAGTAACTAACTTATCTTTACTTGATTCTCTGATTTTTGTAATAATCGTTTCTATAGTATCGAATATATCTTCAACTGTTTCCAAATGAACATATAACATACTATCAGTATCGATTCCAATTGCCTGTAGAAATTCAGCTGAAACAGCAGACTCTGTATCTATATAAACAGCGAGTCCACCTTTCTTTTGTGTGGAAGCAAGGGCGTGAGCACCAATAAGTGATTTACCACTTCCCTCTAATCCATTTATTTCTGTAATTCTACCAGCAGCCAGACCACCATGTGGTTTGTTTGATACTGCCAAATCTAACAACGTTGAACCTGTACCAACCCAATCTGTCACATCAGTTGGTGTATCTTGAACACCATCCAAAAAGTAAGCAACTTGATTTGACTTGAATTGTTTGTTTAGTTCACCCGCAATTATATCTGCTAATTCATCTCTATTAGACATTTATTTCTCCTGAATAAGACGAGTAGGGGCGGAAAAGGAGGAAACCACCCCCACTCTAACCGTATGTACGGCTTTATGAATTAAATAACTTATCGAAGTCATCTTCTACATTAGAAGACGCTTCCGTTGTTACCATTTCTGGTTCTGATTTTGTTTCTGTTTCACCAGCAACATTATTACTATCAGAAGGATTCAGAAAGTTAGAAAGATGACCTTTTAACTCATCAAAAGTTGGTTCTTGATACAACTCTTTGAGTTCAGGTTGTTCTTCCAATAACTTGGTAAGTATATTAGAATCATCAGAAAGTGCAGTAACATTTGGTTTGACACGAATAGTAGTCTTACCATATTGGTTACCAGCTTCGGCAGGTGTTTGTCTTTCGACAACGATATCACGACCTGTAGTAGAGTCGGATATATCACCATAATCTGGATCTGCTATTATACCAAGAAGTTCTTGATACACAGTTTTTCCAAATCCCCAAAACTTAACGCCTTCAGATTCTTCACCTCGAACAACGACAGGAAGAAATGTTCTCATCTTTGGTTCGATTCTTTTACCTTGAATCCATTCATCTTTGTTGCCAGTTGATTTCAACTTATCAGCAAATTGTTGAACAGGATCTGGTCTACCATATGAAAGTGGTGATAGAACAGTCTTATTAGGAACTAAACTATAATGAAAAAATAGTTCACTAAAAGGGTTATTCTTATCAAACTTGTAAGGTACAATCCTGATTTGGGATTTTCCTGGTTGAGGTTTCCAAAACGCATTAGTTTGCGTATTTTGTAACTGATTGAGACGACTTTTTATAGCATCTAAGTCCATGTTTATTCTCCGTAGTTTATGTTATTATTATTATTGTTATTACTATAAATATTACTAAAGTAAAATTTGTAGATAACCAATTTATTTTATATAATATACAAATAAATTATGATAAAGTCAAGATATTTTTTTAAGTATTTGATCAATTTTGGTTTCTAAAGCATCTAACCTACTCTCTATTGTAGTAGGTTTAGTTCTATATGCCATAAATTGTTTGGATACCATATCTATCATTTTTTCTTTGTCTATTACATTTGTAGGAAGATGTTTATCATTTTCCTTATACCATGATATATCACTTTTTTTCCAAATATCCAAGTCTTTTCCTGAACTATTTTCAATATCTAAATGTGGAAGTGGTGTTAGTGGTACTTTTGTACTTATTGGTTCTGCTCGTAAGAACTTCTGAATATCTTTTTTATCCTTATAACCCAAAAGAGTCGTACCTATATTTGAGTTGTACATAAGAGGAACAATATTCTGTAACTTATTCATACGAATTATACTATCGTATATTACTTTAGATTTTTCTTCATCAATAGAACAGATTTTTATTTTCTGCTCATCATTTAATGTTTTGTTTATTTCATCTATTGATGGTTTCATTTTCTGACACCAGATACATCCACTTCTGGTGAAAAAATATATTGGTGATGCCATTATAACTCTATTATTTTTAATATCCTTGTTGGTATTTTCTGTAAACCCTCTTTATTCGATATTAGAATCATATTCTTATATGTGTCCCATTCGACTTGATAGTTAGTA